TGAAATTGGTGTTATATTTGAAGATTTAGAAGATTCTTTATCAGATATCATCACGCAGATGGCGGACAGAGAAAAAGAAATAAACGACGAAATACAAAAACAACTTTCAGAACAGGCACAATTAAGAGCAAGAACAGACATCAATAATGAGTGTGAAAACCCATTTGGTAACGAATTGATTCCTCCAGTGTCACTAGACTGGGTGAATCCCATAACAGGATCTACAAAGTTGAAAGTTGGATCCTGTAGATTTAATACGGGTTGTCAATTTTGTGATTTTCCTGGCGATTTTAATATTCCACCATTCCCAGGCATTCCCACATGCAACTTCACACTGGTCAAAGATGATATATGCGGTTTTGAATTCTTAAATCCATTTGCTACGGTTCAAAATGTGATAAGTGGTTTTCAAATGTTCTTAACTCAACTTGACTCTTTCGCTTATGCTTTTTTTGATCTCGCAAGTCTTGTTGCTGGATTTTTGGGCAGATGTATAACTCGTATTTTAAATTGCGTGACCAAGGCGTTTGCAGATCAGGATTTTGGTTTAGCTTTGCCTACAATTGCTGCTCCTTTTAGAGAACAATTATCGTCAACTAACGCTTTGATGAGTTCTGCTCTGGTAAAAATGAATGTAATTGTAACAACTGTTCTGCAAATAATAAATACCGCTGTTTCAGAGTTGTTCAAGTTCATAGACGATGTATTGAGTCTATGTGATCCATGCACATTAGTAGAAGCAATTACTAACCCAGCTTCTCTTCCAGAAATTCCAAGTTTTGGTGGGTTGTTGTAGTCATACATAAAGGGGAGAACTAATGGCCAATAGACTTCAAACAACAGACCTAGATTTGAATTTTTCAGCGAATCCACTTTCGGGTGACATTTCGAAAATTACCAACTCTGAAGCGATAAAGCGATCTCTTCGCAATTTGGTATTTTTGAATTCATATGAAAAACCATTTCATCCAGAAATTGCCGGCAATATTCGAAATCTTCTTTTTGAATCGGAAGGGCCCTTCATAGAAGTGGACATCAAGGAAAGAATGCAAACTTTGATTAATAGATACGAACCTAGAGTAAGATTAAGAGAAGTTAAAGTTGCATCCAAACCAAACGAAAACAGTATTGATATATCCATCTATTTTTCAGTTGGTTCTAGTTCCATTATAGATCAAATCACAACTTCAATCGAGAGAATACGATAATGTCGAAAAACACATCACTTCCAATTGATAATTTAGATTTTGATGGAATCAAAAACAACTTAAAACAATATCTTTCTTCTCAGGAAGTCTTCAGTGATTATAACTTCGAAGGCTCTGGATTAAATATCCTATTGGATCTTCTTGCGTACAATACACATTATCAAGCCTTTTATAATAACATGGTTATTTCGGAATCTTTTATAGACAGTGCTACTCGACCAGATTCCATATTCTCCCTTCTGAAACTTTTGAATTACTTACCACAATCAAGACTCTCGGCTAAGTCTAAAATTCGAGTTTACTTTCGGAATACGGTTGGTGGGGACAGCAATACACCAATCAACAATGGTATTCTTCCAGAGAAAAGTATATTTTCCACGGTGGTAAATTCGACCACCTATAATTTTACCAATCCAAAAGCTGTTCGGTTTACTCCATGTGCATTTGATGCAAATGGAAATCCAACCGAATGGGTCACTGATGATTTTGAAATTGTAGAAGGTACATTCTCAACACTGGATTATATCTTCGATGATTCTCTACAAGATTCATATGTGATACAAGATACTTCGACGGATAACAGATATTTAAGAGTTTTTGTAAAAGACTCAGAAGAAGAAAATAATACAGTATCAAATGAATGGAAGAGAGCAGATTCTCAATTAACTCTTGACGGATCCAGTGAAGTCTACTTCATTCAAAGAGGACTTGGTGGTCTTTACGAAATTGAATTTGGCGATAACGTGTTTGGAAAGAAACCAAACAAGGGGGATGTCATTTCGATTGAAGTTCTTTCTAGTAATGGTGAAAATGCCAATGATATCGGAAAGAATGATATTTCTGGAAACAGAACATTTTCGTATAGTTCGGCTGGAGTCGGATATGAAGTGGTTGTGATTGAGAAGGCAACTGGTGGCGCCGCAAAGGAAACTTCTTCTTTCGCTAAGAAGATAGGGCCTCAATACTTTCAGTCTCAAAATCGACTGGTCACGCCTCAAGACTATAAAACAGAAATTCTTCGGCAGTTCCCACAGATCAAATCACTTTTGGTATACGGCGGAGAAGATGAAGAACCACCACAATACGGAAAAGTGTTTATAGTGGCCAACACAAAAAGTTCTGTTCCTCTTTCCGATCAGGAGAAGGAAGGAATTATTCGAAACATCATTCGCAAGAAAAATATAGTGGGGATAATACCAGATTTTGTACCTGTAGATTACACATATGTCAGATTGAATATGGATGTTCTCTACAATTCTGAGTTTACTGCTCTATCGTCAGAGGCTGTCAAATCTACAATTCGCAATACTATACAAACATATACAGACGATCAACTTGAAGATTTTGGCGAAAACTTTAGAGGTTCTACTGTTATCAGAAATGTGGTTGATTCTGAACCTTCAGTTGTTTCGGTCAACTTGAGTGTTGGGTTAGAAAAGAGAATTGATCCTTCTTCTTTCTTGAATATAAAAAAGGATTATGATTTGACTTTCCCAGGCGGAATCAAAAAGAACATCTCGGGCACAAGTATTCAAAGTAATGTATTTACAACAAATGGACAAAGAACTTATATCAAAGATAACGGTAATGGTATTGTTCAACTATATTATATCAATGGAAAAGGCGATCAGGTAATCTCAAATTCAAATGCTGGAACTATAAATTATGACACAGGAAAAGTGGTACTGAAACAATTAAATGTTCAAGGAATTCCGAACGACTCTTTCATTAGAGTTTATGCTTCATCTAAAAACACAGACGTTGAAGTGTCGCGAAATAGAATTTTGGTAATAGACGAAACTGATCCAACTTCAGTCAATATCACTATGAATCTTTCAAACGACACCCCATCATAAACTAAACCATGACTAACTACAATAGAAACAAATTATCAAACTTAGTATCGGATACACTTCCAGATTTCGTATCTTCAAGTTATCCGAAATTTGTAACATTTGTTGAAGAATATTATAAGTGGTTAGAGTCAAATGAAAATCCTTATTTTGCTCCTCTTAGTTTAAATGGAATGATCGACATCGACCAAACAGTCGATGAATTTATTGATTATTTTAAAACTTATATTTTTCCAAAATTTCCAGATAGATACAAATCAGCAAAAGGTGATGTTCTTGATATCAAAAAGGTATTAAAAAAATCAAGAGATCTATACAAGGCAAAAGGAACCGAAGATTCTATTCGTTATGTTATAAGACTTCTCTTTGATGTTTATTCAGAGATTTATGTTCCATCGGAAGATATTTTTGTTGCCTCTGGGGGAAGATGGTATCAACCGACTGTTGTTCGTTGTCTAGATGGAAACAGCACAAGAAATGCAAAACTCAGAAATCTTCGAGTGACCTTTCACAATGTTCTCGGAGAACGAGTTGCCTCTGGTAGAGTCGCAGACATCAAACAGTTTTCAAGAAACGGTAAAAAGTTAGTAGAATTTGATATAGATCAACTAATCGGATCCGTTCCATATCCAGGCACCATTCGTACCACCACACCCGAGGGTGAATCTGTTTCCATTAATTTGATCAGTATGGTTTCTTCTATTACAGTTGAAAACGGCGGTTCAGATTACAAACCAGATGATCCTGTCATAATTAATACCTTAGCATTCAATGGTGTTGGAGCGAAAGCAAGTGTCCAATCTGTTGACCCGAACGGAAAAATTCGATCAATTCGTGTAGACGATCCAGGCTTGAATTATTTTCCAATCAATGGAAATTTGTTTCATTACGATGTGGGTGTCACAAGTGAAACAGGAACTGGAGCGAGTGGGTTTGAAATTCAAACTTCTTCTTCGGTGAAAAGGCCTGGTGTATACCAAAACAATGATGGTCAACTTTCATCGACTGAAAAACTCCAAGACAACTATAGATACCAAACTCACTCTTATGTAATACGAACCGAAGCAAATTTACAAGAGTATAAAAATACCATAAAGGATCTCGTACATCCAGCAGGTAAACTTGTTCTTGGTGATTACTTTGTATATCGACAAGAAAAATTAAACGCGACGGCCGGTGGTTATGCTCTTCGTAATCTAGAAGAACCATTTTTTGCGAATTATTTCCCATATACGATTGCTACGATCGCCGATGGTGCGACTACTGAGATTGGAATACTTGGTATTTTGCCTTCTGAGTTTGATCTGAGAGGAATTTCTACCGAAGGACTGGAAGGAAACGAATCAAATCTTTATATTGATTATTTCCCATATGGTTACGATGGTGCAACGGGATATACGATAGTTGAAGATGATAATGAAAGAACAGTTTTGGGTGAAGGTATATCTAGTGGTTGGGATGTTCAGAACTTTAATAGATTCGGCGGAATTGGTGCTACGCAAGAATTCTTTGCAAGAAAGTTAGTTGATGGTTCGTTGGGATATACTGGGACAACTTTGCCTGGATGGCCTTCTGATGGTGTTGATTTTTGGATTGTTCACCCGCATCCAAACACATGGCATCAAAGTATAACAGCTGGAATTAGTTGGGGAGCGATTCCATTAAGTAACTTCATAAGAACATCATATAGTTTAAGTTCTCCACCAGATCAAAGTTCTGAAAGTAATGTGCAAGGGCTGTCAAATTTATTTGGATAAATAAAAAAACAGGAAAGTTATAAATGACCAATCTACAGTTTTCTTTTAATATATCGGCCGCTGAAGCATTCTTAGAAGATATTTCGAGAAATCAAAATTCTTATTTTCTCATGATTTCAAGACCACAGGAGTGGCCAAACGAAAACACACCTCCTTCGGTTGTCGATTCTGTTTCAGAACAAATCGGAGTGTGGAGAGACGCTATCGCTGCAAAAAGAATTGATGTGACTGATATTCGATTGGTAACTGATAGACATGATTGGACAAGTGGAATCGTATATTCTCAGTTTTCCGATGTTAATGAAATTTTTAGATCGGCTACATATGATTCAAATCCATTTTATATTCTCACTTCAGAATCTAAAGTTTATAAGTGTTTAGACAATAACGGCGGAGCTGAATCTACAGTAGAACCAACACACACATATCCAGATCTACAGACGCCGGGTGATGATGGGTATGTCTGGCAATTCATGTATCAACTCTCGGAAGATGATTTTGATTTCGTGACCGAAAATTACATGCCAGTTTCACTTGCTGGTTCCACTACAAAAATTGGAACGATTGAATATTTACAAAGAGAGGTTCAAGAAAACGCCAAAGCAGGTGGAATTTTTAACATTCGAGTGAACCAAACTGGAAGTTATTGGAGTAACGCAAGAATACTAAAAAGTGGAAACTTAGAAGAAACTTTTATTGATGTCCATAAAATTTTTGATATTAACAATAATGCTCAATACTATTCACCTTCAGAAGACAATACATATGACGTTGCTGAATTTTCAGTTAATGGAATGGAGAAATTTGCTAAAGATTCCTATAAGAACTGGGCTCTAACTGATCTTGATATGGGGACATCTGTTGCAACCCCACCACAGGGAACAGAATTCACTCAAATAAATTTCTATAAAAAAATACTAGGAAACAGTGGAGACAAAATTTACACTACACGTTTCGATGTTGATCCCCCCACAACAACTGGTTTTTATAACATTGTTCCTTATGTCTATGTGACAAATGGAATTGGTTCCACTCTAGAATCGGATGTGGTTGTTTATCCTGTTTTTGATAATCTTGGAGCTACTACTGATGATGGTGTCGTGGTCGATGGTGAATTATTTATTCAAGATACCAAAGTAATTACGAGGGTTCGAGTTCTCGATCCGAGTTCCAATGTATATCAACCATCGGTTAAAATTTCACCAGAACCAAATGATATTGGTCAGGGTGCGGGATTCTCAGCTGAAGCATTTGCTAGTCCTCTTGGTGGTCACGGATCAAATGCAATTCAAGAATTGGGCGCAAACAAAATAATGGTTCGTGCATTCTTGAGGGGTTCTGAAGGTGGCGCGTTTGACATTCAGAATGATTTTAGACAGTTCTCTCTAATCAGAAATCCTCAAAATTCTGGATGGACTTCTGGAATAGAAGAAGGATCGGTTGCTGGTGTAAAGACTTCGAATTATTCTGTTCTGAATCTAAGAAACGATAATAACACTGCAACTATAAGATTCGCAAATTTATCCTTACATGACGAAAATGCCTTTTCTGTAGGGCAAAAAGTCCACCAAGGCGAATATAGTTTAAACCAAGCAAGAGGAACAGTTCTAGACTGGAACTATGGTGTTGCAGGAGTTTTGACAGTTTCAGTAGACAATGGAAAATTTAGAGCAAGTGTAGATCCCGATGAAGTTCCAGATACAGTTTCATCTGGTAGAATCTTCTATGGACTCACGACTGGAACAGGGTATACCGGCGGTGGAGATGGAATAAGTTATGGTGGTTTCATTAATACGGTAACTCATTCGAAGAGTTTTACAAATCTTTCATATCCCATTGGTTCTGTTGTATATGGTATGAATTCTGGGTCAACTGGAAAGGTTGTTTCGTGGAGATCCGATTCGGACGGAGAGCGAGGAACGCTTGTTCTTGATAATATCGTCGGTGGTTTTGAAGAACCAAGAGTTTCTGTTGGAGAACAGATGGATGGAGAACAGGTATTTGGATTCAAATCATTAAATCCATCGGGTGAAGTTTCACTCTCTCCATCTCCAGTCGGAACAATTACAAAAATTACAAAAGTGCCAGCGGTGGAAGATGAAACTCACAGACTTACCACAAAGGTTACAGGATTTTTCACAGATCCAGATTTTCAAATCAAACAAGAATATCTCGATCAAACCATATCAACAACTTCTTTTAACTTCTCTGGATCCATTGTCGGTCTAAATTATACCGAAGGTGTTACATCTGGCCCTAATGGAAGTACGGTTGATTTTTATCTCACAAACACAAACGGTTCTTTAACTGCGGGGAACGTTCTCAGTTTTGATGGTTATACCGCAGACTACATTTCGAGTATTGATTCGGAATTCTTACCTTATACTGGACAAGTGTTATACATAGAGAATGTAAGACCAGTCCAAAGAAACAAAGATCAAGATGAGGAAATCAAACTCATCGTTGAATTCTAGGGAGCAAAGAAAACATGCCTTCATATGACCCGGATCTAACATCAGGTGATCCATACTACGATGACTTTGATGGTACAAAAAATTACTTAAAGATTCTCTTTAAGCCTGGGTTTGCAGTTCAAGCAAGAGAACTCACTCAACTGCAAACAAATATTCAAACACAAATCGAAAGATTCGGCGATTACATTTTCAAGAACGGTACTCCTGTTTACGGAGCGGGTCTTACTGAGAAAAATATATCATTTGTTCGTGCTCAAAGTTTGAGTGATTCGAACGTCGGTAATATCGTCGGTGATATAGTTACTGGTACTGGTGATAAAGCCAATCTTAAAGCTAAGGTTGTAAAAACCGAATCGGGTCTAACATCTGGAACTGATACTTTCCCTGTTCTGTTTCTTCAATACTTGAGTGGAGGTGGAACGGGGGATGATTTCTTCACAGCAGGAGATGAAGTTTACAGTTTTAATCAAGGTATTTCTTTTGAAGTAAAACTCAACGAGTCTGATAATATTGCTGCAACAGGTGATGCACTGGCATGTTCAATTGATGATGGTATATTTTACGTTGATGGGTTTTTTGTTTATGTAAACAGTCAAACCACCGTTCCTTATAAACTTTCAGAAGAAAATGAAGTCGAAAAACCAAGCAGTCTTGAAACTGGATTTGCATCTGGTGCTCCGGCTGGAGTCAGACTTTATCAGTATCCAACAAACAGAGTTGGTATTCAAATCAACAAGAAAATAGTTGATGATTTCGATGATCCAACACTTGTGGATCCAGCAAGAGGATCTTACAATTATTCAGCTCCAGGCGCAGATCGGTATCAAGTAGATCCCGTGTTTTCCTCTAAAGTATTATCAATCACAAGCAACACACCAACAGATTTCATTGACGAAGATTTTGTCGATGTTCTTCGTGTTGAAAACGGTTCAATTACTCGAAGATATAACCGAACTGAACTTTCTGAATTGGAAGATACTCTCGCACGAAGAACTTATGATGAGTCTGGAAACTACACAGTCGATCCTTTCAATGTGAGCGTTCTAAACCACTTGCGAGTTGACAAGTATCAAGTAGACGTAACACTGACATCATCAACCGAAGTGTTCCAACAAGGCGATAGTGTATACGTTGGTGGATCTACTGCCGAAGTTTTAGATGTATTGGATCGTACCAATTACATCGGAGCAACTGCACAAAGACTTATTGTTGATATGGAGAGTGGAAGATTCTTCACAGATGAAACACTAACAGAAGATGGTGCAGACCCAGTAGCAACTGGAACAATTACAAATGTCACTTTCCTTCCAGATGCTGAAGGAGTTTACTCACTCGAACAAGGTGGTACATCGGACAAATTAGCTCTTTCGGTTTCTCCCGGAAAGGCTTATGTTTATGGTTATGAGTTCGAGACGCAATCTCCAACAAATATTGAAACAGATAGAGCAAGAACCGATGATTCTCTTGAAGGTGTAAATCTAAATGCAGTCGTCGGTAATTCTATGATTGCAGAAACTCCCGCTCTTCCTATTAATGACGAAGCTGTTTTCTATTCAAGCAACAGATTTCTCTCATACCCATTTGACAACACTACTACCATTTTAGGCGCAACTGGTCCGTTCACATACAACAATCTTCCTCTGGTAGACTTGAAGAGTAATTACGTTCAAGTAAACATTCCATACAGAGCCAACGAATCGGGAAGAGCAACAATAAGTTACTGGGCGCCACTATTTGCAACTGAACATAACACAAATTTCGATAGTGCTATGGTTCTAAGCAACTTCTCATCTGCAACTATGGAAGCGTCTGATGCGTCTCTGATTGTTGGAGAGGGTTCTGGAGCTTATTATCTTCCAACATCGCTTGCTCAAGATGGTGGATATGATGCAACTGTGGATTTTGCTCCAGCACCCAAATTAGACCGATATCTTCAGAAGATAGTTTTCAGTCAAGGTTATCGGAGTGGTGTGAATTATAACGTGTCTAAAGGACTGAACAACACCACTGCCACCGACACTGCCAGCAACTATGATAATTTCATGGGTCTAGTAGCATCTCAGGGTGTTACATGTGCAGCCTTACGACAAATAATCTTAGGAAAAGTGGACCAGTCGATTGACGCTGGTGTTGGGCCTGCAGCCTACATTCGAGCAGCGGGTGTAGCACGAAGATGGGTGCCAGCGGGATCCGTTGCAAATCGAAGAAATAGCGCTTTGATCTTGCAATCTGCCGGAACTGGTGGATTTAGTAGTGTCGGTAATGTTATTCAACAGGGATGGGCTGGAATTTCTGGCCCAACACAAGATTGTATTCCCGTTTCCTATGGATCGAGTATTCAATCAATCACCAATAAAAGCATTTACGCTTTATCTGTTGCAGATGGATTTATAACTGGACAAAATGGTTATAGGCCTTCTTCTAACTTTGCGGTTGGCGATATTGTTCGACAGTTCCATTACACTGGATCGACTACAAACGCAGATGCTGGTGGATTCGCACTAGGCGCTGTAAATTATACCGATCCAAATACGTTACAGGAAGCAATTGGTGAAGTAGTCGCTTGGGTCTTAACCGCATCTGGTCCAAAGTTGTATGTTGAAAAGATTTCGGGTGTTGACTTTCTTCCAACACGCGGAGTTAAAAAGAGTGCTTATCCTGGCATTATTTCATCTTCACCGTTTGATGATCGCAGTGATGGTGTTTCTTTCTCTGGTTTCATTGATCTTATCACCACTGAAGCACCAGAGCTTGGCGCGACTATTGATTATCAGTTCACATACGGTATACTTAGTGGTCACGACGAACCAATTGATGTCCAAGAAACTATATTTGATGCAAACGATGTTGGTTTGGCTCAAAACGGATATCTTAATCTGATGCAGGATGACAGTATTGATGGTATTGCCAGTTCTGATTTTGATAGCGGCGATCCCGCAGTATCAAATCTGACTGCATTAGATTTAATAAGTCAAAATATTGTCGGCAATAATTACAAACATGGTCAAATAACATATCAATTTACATACAACGATTGGAGTGACACTAAACTGCCTTGGGATAAATGGAGTAACGACTTTAATATCGTGAATAAAGGTGTTGTCATAAGTTGGGATCCAAGTCAGAATAAATTGATAACTTCGATCTGTGATGGTTCTCAGGGTTTCCAAAGGGATCTTGGATACATCTTCGGAATGTATGATGACACTTGCGATAACCAGTTCGTTGGTTATGGTGGAAATGGTATTGCTTCGAACACCACAACACTCAGTTCAGAATCAGTGATCGTAGACGTGGAAGGCCCTTATAATACTACCACAAGAAACTTTACTGGTTTTGGAAATTATACACAAGGTGAAACTGCTTCTCAGTTGTTGGAGTCAAAGAGTAATTTTGCTCCAGGCCGATACTATACGGTTGGAGAGAAAGTTGCTCAAGCCATACCAGGCGAAGCACCTACTGGTTATGCAACGGGAACCGTGGAAAACTTTACAGCAAGAAAGTTAGGAAACTCGGGAGATATCGACGACACTGTAATCCTAATTAAATTAGACGAAGGATCTACATTCGAAGTCGGAGCGAATGCAAAGGGAATTCTGGAAGGAACCGTCTCTAATGGTGTGTTTACCAAGAGTCCTACGGGAAGAATTACAACTGAAAGCACAGCATACGGATTAGCAAAATCATTCTTTAGTGGTTCATTGGGAACAGGTGGAACTGCTTCTAATCAATACTACAAGCAAGTTCCTGTCACGATAGGAAATGCTAGAATTCGACAAATATCAGAAGTATCAAACGATGCACATCTCGTTTCGTTCTTTGATGTGAACATGAATCAAAAACGACAAAACGAGAGATTCTTCTTGAGTGAAACGAGAAGTGCTTATTATGGTTATGCGAGAAACTCAGATGCAGTAGGAACTGATAACACACTCGGTGGTAAACTCTTCAACATTCATCCAAACTACCTTGGAAGAATTTATAACCCCGATAGAAATTCATTGATCTTCGAAGTTCCAGTTGGCGATGTGGTGAAGTCAATCAACGCTATGGATTATAGAGCCATTAAAGAATTCGAAGTTGACTTTGGAGCCAATGATGAAGTTTCAATCTCCAGTGGAAACTCACTGATTCGGTTCGTCGGTGGAGATGCCTCTGGCGGCCGAGTCGATGGTGCAGACCTGAATAATTATATCATGGTTGACAATGACGGAAAGATCATGGATCTTCTTTCGGACGCTTTCGTCCTCCGTACCAACAACACGGACTTTGGCGACTTTGGTAAGTTGACCATCTCCAAGAATACAGGTGGCGGAACTGGAACATATCCAGACACTACAAAGTTCTCAATGATTGCTGCACTCGAAGTGAACCCAGGCGAAAATGTAACCAGCAGCCCGATCCGATTCAAGAGACTCAGAGAATATACAGAAAATCTCGAAACGTCTGATGTGAAAGTTACTCCAACTGGGCAGTATTACTTCGAACTCGACAAGGTGGATATTTATTCATACAACTCTGCCTTCGACGAAGGAGTCGGACCAACTGCTGATGTCTTCGATAAATTGACATTAGACAATGGACAACGAGATAACTACTACGAAAAGGGAAGACTGTATCTTGTCAACAATGGCCTTGAAAACTTTGGAACAAGTGGACAAGTGGAAGATGGACTTGCTAACTTCGTCACTCCAATTCAAGTCACATATCGTTACTTCGAACACAGTGGCGTCGGGCCTTTCGTATCAGAATCTTATATCAACGAAAATCCAACCGGCGATGACTTGAAGTTCACCTTCGATGATATTCCAGTTTACACTTCTCCAAACGTTGGTGACGTTGTTCGATTGAATAAGGTAATCGACTTTAGACCAACGTTTGATGGTACAAACTTCAGTGATATCTTCCTTCCTTTCAGTGGAAGAGCCTTTAACATCTCATACTCATATTACCTCCCAAGAATTGATAGACTTGTAATCACAAGGGATAAACAATTCAAGGTGATCAAGGGTGTGCCAGCAATCGAACCGAAGTCACCCGATCAAGTGGTTGACGCGATGGAACTTTATAAGTTCTACATTCCAGCATACACATACAACTCCAAAGATGTAGTGACGAAGTTCATCGAAAATAAGAGATTTACCATGAGAGATATTGGTAAACTCGAAAAGAGAATCGAAGAAATCGAATACTACAGTACCCTTTCTCTTCTCGAAAGGCAAACTGAAGCTCTCTTTATCAAGGATTCAAACGGAAACGACCGATTCAAGAATGGTATCATCGTAGATCAATTCACTGGTCACGAAATCGGCGATGTTCAAAATCCAGATTACAACATCTCTATAGATTTTGAAAATCAAGAATTGCATCCTCCGTTTATCAGTCGAAACATTGACTTCGATGTTCTGACAACAAACAGTCTATACAGAACAAATGATGATGTTGTGATGTTGCCGTTCACAACAGAATCGGCGATGATACAACCATTGTCAACAAACACAGTAAACCTTAATCCGTTCAACAATGTAAGTTGGTTGGGAACAGCGGTTTGTAATCCACCAAGTGACAACTGGTATGACCAAAACCAAAACCCAGATGTTCTCATTAATGTCGAAGGCGAAAACGATGCTTGGGAGAACTTAGGTTCGGGTGCCTTCGGTACGAAGTGGAACGATTGGCAATCTTCGTGGGCTGGTGCTGAATACAACATCGACAAGGCACAAACAAGCAACCAAGAAAAATCCAAGAGAGTTACAAAAGTCACAAGAAACAAGGACCGAAAGGGAATAAGCAACAAGACGGTTCCTGATCGTATTACCAAGAAAGTAAATGATCGAATTGTGGATACGAGTGTCATTCCATTCGTGAGATCACAAACTCTTGACATTACCGCCACAAACATGAGGCCAAACACAAGAGTCTATGTGTTCTTCGACGGTATCAACGTGAGCGAACAATGCACGTTTGTTGAAAATGGAACAACGAAGTCGATGATAAACAATCCTCTTGTCACTGATGAGTATGGAAGAATTTCATCTGAGAAACAACTCAAATTTACAATTCCAGCAGGTCAGTTCAAGACTGGTCAAAAACTGATTCGAATCACAGACAGTCCTACAAACGACGTTACAAGTGCTAAGACGGCTGCTGAAGTCATCTTTGCTGCTCAAGGCATTCTGAATACAGATTCAATCAACTCAGTAAATACCCGATTGCCTCATATTGTTAGAAACGGTGTCAATCAAGAAAACATCGTCACAACCGAAGGTTCCAGAATCGCAAGAGATCCTCTCTCACAAACCTTCAAGATTCTAGAGTCAGAATATCCTGACGGAGTTTATATTGACAGTGTTGATATTTACTTCAAGAGTAAATCAAGCACACTACCAGTGACACTTCAGATCAGACCTACAATTTCTGGATATCCAAGTCCAACCACAGTATATCCGTTTGCAGAAGTTGTAAAGAATCCAGAAGATGTCAATGTGAGCGACACACCAGATGTTGCTGATGTTGGAAGTTCCACAACCTTTAGATTCTCTACTCCAGTTCACCTGGCGCCTGGAGAACACTCAATAGTTCTTCTTTCAAACAGTGATGAATATCAGACATATATCGCTGTACTTGGTGAGAATCAAATTGGAACTGAAATTCCTGTTACCGAACAACCAAACACTGGAGTCCTATTCCGTTCGCAAAATGCAGGAACATGGAAACCAGATAACAATTCCGATCTGATGTTTAGACTCAATCGTTGTAAGTTCGATTACAGTGGATTGAAAACATTAACTCTTCGCGAAAGAAAGGGATCGGATAACTATACAGGAACTGCGAAAATAGATTCTTATAATCTAAATGCAAGTGTAGTGAACTGGCCAAATTCAAGATATGAAATGAAACTCAGATTCACTCCAAACGCAGGATCTTCCGTCTCTGCAACAAGTACCGAGTATCCAGTTTCAATAAACGAAACAGTTTCACTTCGTGAATCTAAGAAAGTAAATCTCTCCACGTCCGACACAAATGATACATTGATTCTGAACGCAAACGTCATTGGTTCGGATGACAGAGTTTCTCCTGTCATAGATTTGAACAGAATCTCTCTTTATGCTGTGGAAAATAGAATCGAAGGAAACAAAAACACAAGTGATGGTGGGGATGGATACAATGGAGAACTCGAACCGAAGGCGAAACCAGTTCTGCCTGGCAGAATTCCAAGAGCAAGATACATCACTCGACAAGTAAATCTCGAAGATGGATTTGGATCAACGAACGTAAAGGTATTGTTGAACCAATATAAACCAACTGGTTCTGATATTCAAGTCTTTGTCAAACAACAACCCGAAGGCGAAGATGCTCCGTTTGAGAATGTTCCATACTTGCAACTCACACCAAGCACCACTGAAAATCTCGATGGGTATCAAGAAGTGGAATACTCTTTACCTGAAGATTTAATCGAACCAATGGGTAAGTTTGCAATCAAGATATGTCTGTATGCGGATGGTTCTCCGAACAATACAGCGATCGTTCCATTGGTCAAATCAATGAGAGTAATTGCTCTAGCATGAGAAAGGAAAGTCTCATAAATATTGAGGGTAGAAATGATCTCATTCGAGACTCAAACTCGAAAGCAATTCTATCAAACAACCGAGAAGCTCTTTACGCATATAGAGAAAAGAAAAAACAAC